ATACTATATATCAATCTTTTTAGAAAAGACCATGGCAATAATTTCAATCCCAACATCAATCGGTGGCGTGTCAATTCCTGGAGCTGCACTTAAAGGTCCTTTGGGTAAATTGTTTGGTAACAATAATCAAATAGAAGTTTTATCTTATCCGAGAGATTTGCAGTCTGCAACAAGAAACCATGTGGTACAATTCACAATTAATGAAGTACAGCCCACCGGTTATCAACAAGGTAAATCATATACATTGAGTGATGCTTGGAATGGTGTAAAGAATAGTACAGAAGAATTAACCAGTGCGGTTACAAAAGGATTTGCCGGTGACGGTATAGTAAACAAAGGAATCGGTTCGATTTCAGCTTTTTCAAGTCAAGCACAAATAACATTTAAACAAAAAAAATCAAAGATTAAAGCTGCAATAAACTTATACATGCCAGATACATTGGAATTTACCAACGCAGCAGGATACAACCAAACAAGTCTACTTGAAATTGCAGAATCGATTTTAACAAGAATTCCTGGTGTAAAAGAAGTGGCAACACCAGCATTTTCAGCAGTTCAATCAAATGCTGCTAAATTAGCTCTATCATCACAAGGCCTTGCACTCAACCCACAACAACAATTGTTGTTTGATGGTATAGATTTCAGGTCATTTCAAATGTCTTTTACTTTTACACCATTTTCAAAAGATGAGGCAACCGCAGTAAAGAATATTGTCAAGATGTTTAAGACACATGCTGCACCAAGAATTGTTTCAGGTTCTGCTGGCATGCTTTTTGTACCACCTTCTACATTTAATTTGAAATTTATGTCTAACGGTAAAGAAAATGAAAACATTGGTAAAGTTGCCGAATGTGTTATTGAAAGTATTGATGTAAATTATGCACCAAACGGATGGTCTGCACATACAGATGGTGCACCAATTCAAACTACAATGTCTATTAGTTTTAAAGAAATAGAATTGATAGACAGAGAAAAAATAGAAAAGGATGGTTATTGAAATGCAATATTTTGATACACTCCCAAAAATAATTCACACAAATAATAATGGTATTTCCACCATTATGACGAATCTTATGGCCAGAGTCAGTATTCTACCAGAGATTTTAAAGAATCCAATGGTATATTACAAATATGATATACAAGATGGTGATACACCAGAAATTGTTGCATACAAATACTATGATGATCCATATCGTTATTGGATAGTATTGTTTGCAAACAAGATGTTGGATCCACAATGGGACTGGCCACTCAATTCAATACAGTTTAATGAGTATGTAAATGACAAGTATGGTAACACATTGAATAATTTACATCATTATGAAAAGGTGATTACCAAAACTACCCGTGGCACTGATGATGACCAAACAGTCACAGAAAGTTTTATCATTTCAACTGAAGAATTTCTTGGTGTTGGTTTAGTTAAAACAATTGAACTTAATGAACGCCGATTGGCAAATGGACTTTCTACAACAGCCAATACAAAAAGTTATTTGGATATAACAATACAATCAACATCTATAACGAATTATGAGTATGAAATGAATTTAAATGAATCTAAAAGAAACATTAACATATTGAATTCAAAATATGTTGACCAATTGGAAACTGAATTTCAAGATTTGATGAGTTAATATGGCCACAAATAATCCCACTCCAGTTGAAGCTTCTGGTGCTTATTCACCACAAGACTATTCTTTAAAGACACTTAATTTTTTAACATCGAATGGTAAAAGAATAGAACTTAAAAAAATAATGATGGAGTTTTCATATTATGAAGATATCTACACATTTGCAGCATCTGGTTATGTGACTGTAGTTGATGGACAAGGTTTCATTGAACTTCTACAGTTAACTGGCAACGAATATCTTGAAGTAAATTTTGGTAAAGTGAAAAATGGTCCTAATGCTAACGACCAAATTTTTAGGGTGTATAAGATTGGTGATAGAAAACCAGGTGGAAATCATAACACTGAGGTCTACACACTACATTTCTGTTCTGAAGAATTGATGCTTTCAGAGCAGACAAAGATAAGTAAGTCATATTCTGGACAAAAGGTTTCTGAAATTGTTAAAGATGTATTAACAGAAAAACTTAAAGTCAAACCAAAAAACATCAATGTAATTGAAGAAACAACTGGTGTTTATGATTTTATTGTGCCAAAATTAAAACCATTTGAAACTATCAGTTGGGTATCAACATATGCAAGACCAAAAAAACAAAACAGCACCGCTGACATGTTGTTCTTTGAAACAAAAGAAGGTTTCAACTTTAGGTCTCTACAATCCATGTACAAAGACAAAGTTTATGCAACATATAAGTATGAACCGATGAACTTAGATAACAAGAAACAAGATTTCCAAGAAAAAGCATACAATGTGATTGAATATGAATTTTCCAAAACATATGATGCATTACAAGAAATTACATCTGGTTCGTTTGCAAATAGGTTGATTTCTATTGACCCATTAACTCGGTCATTCAACGTGACAGATTTTGATTATAACAAGATGAAAGACACAATGGAAAAGTTGAATCCTGGTGGTATTTTGAATGAATTGAAAAATAGATTCGATAAAGCATTGAATCAATCACCAGAAGGTGTGTTAAAAGTTGCAACAGGCAATTCAAACCATGGAAATGTACCTTACATCAAAGAAAAAGAAGGTGGATTTGCAAAAGACATTTTCATTGAAACAATCTTACCACTTAGAACCGCTGCAATTTCACTTGCAAACTTTACGGCACTAAAAATGGCCGTGCCTGGTGATCCAGGTCTGACAGCAGGTAAGGTAGTTGAATTCAATCTTTTCACACTAAAACCAACAAACAATACAAAAGAACTGGACAAAGCTTATTCAGGTAAGTACCTTGTCACTGCGGTTCGACACATTATCAAACAAACTGCATATCAGACAATTTTGGAAGTGGCCAAAGAAAGCTTACCAAAAGCACAAGAAGGTGCAAATAATTCAGACAAGAATGTTAGACAGGCGATTACAGCATGATGAACAATTTTATTGGTAAAGACGGTTTTCATTGGTGGTTGGGTGTCGTTGAAGATAGATTCGACCCATTAGGATTAGGCCGGGTGCGTGTCCGTATGTTCGGTCACCACACAGACAACCTTGAAGAATTACCTACAGATGGTCTATCTTGGGCGTTACCGTGCCTACCACCTAATGTGTCAATGACTGACGGTGCACCTCTGGAGGGTGACTATGCGTTCGGTTTCTTCACTGATGGTGAATCTAGTCAAGCACCTGTCATTATTGGTATATTTCCAGGTATACCAAAAAATGGACCAAACCCATCTAAAGGTTTCTCAGAAGGAACATTCTATCCATTAGGTGAACCTACCAGTAGCAGATTGCACAGAAATGAAAAAATTGAAGAAACTGCGATTGGTTACCACAATAGTAACCTAGATACCAGTGTGCCTACGGCTAGTGGTGGCACCTGGAGTGAGCCAGAATCACAATATGATGCAAAAATCCCCTACAACCGAGTAACACAGACTGAAGCAGGACATGTATTTGAGTTGGATGATACACCTGGTGCTGAGAGGATACACCTCCACCATAAGGCCAATACATTCTTTGAGATTGCACCTGACGGGTCAAAGGTTACCAAAGTATCTGGAAAGAACTATGAGGTTTATCTTTCCGACAATAATATTCATGTAAAAGGTGTTTGTAATATTACAGTCGATGGCAATGCAAATTTATATGTCAAAGGAAGTGTGCAGGAAAAGGTTGCTGGCAACTATTCCTTGAATGTGACTGGAGACATAGTTATGAATGGTAAAACCATCAATTTGAATCATGGTACAATGGGTGCTGCAAGAATTGGAGATACGGCTGATACTGGGGACGATGGTACTGGTAGTCACTTTGATACTAATTCACCAGGCACCAATGTTATTGAAACTGGTTCAGGTACAGTATTCATTGGAGATTAAAATTTCGAAATTTTTCATTCCGGCCCAAGAATTTTCACCGGCACATCTCAGATTCCAAAAAGCGCATTTACTTTTAGCTCATAA